ATTGCTATTAGCATCAACTCTAGTTACCTTTAGAATCTTTCTATCTTCTACTAACCAAGTAGATGCTTCTGTTAAAGCTCCAGGTGTACGTGAATACTTTAAAAGAAGCTCAGGCTTAATAGAATCTGCTATCTCATTAAACGCAGCATTAATAAGGTCTTTGTAACTATTACTAGGAACAGTAGAGTACCTAGACCCTATTAAATCTGTAATTCTATTTGCTACTGTAGCATTAACTGCCATTATTTTTTACCTTTTTTCTTTAAGTTTAATTTTCTCCTAATATTAGGCTTTACTTGACCATGCCAAGGATTCCCAATACTAGTCGAAAATACATTTGCTAACTTTTTAGCCATAAACTTACGGTCTTCTTGGTGGTAATTTTGGTGGTGCTTTTATTGCTTCTGTTCTCTTCGTTTTTCTTCCTTTAGGCTGAACTCCGCCTGCTTTACCTTTTGCAACAGTCTTTTTAGACTGTTTAGTTATTTTCTTTTTATCAGACTTCCTGCCAAATCCAGGAATAGATACTGACGTTCCTGTCCCAATAGAAGCTAAGTCTATATGTTTTATTTCACTGTTTGCCATTCTTTCTCCATTTTAATTTATAATTAAAGTACAAGGCCAATATTGATTATGGGCCATTATCGTTGTAATACCGTTAGAAGTTTGAAAGCAAGTTTTCACCCTTGCATATCCTGCCTTTCCAAAAGTTGTTACATTTAAAACTTGTGTTGTTCCAGTAGTATATAAAGAAGGGATAGCATCAACTACTGGTATTGTTGTATAAGAAACTCTATCTATAGGAGTAGCTATTTGAGCGGGGTCTATATCATTTACAATCATTGTCCCTAAAGGCCATTCTTCCCCACTTCCCCAAGTATATGTATTTGCTTCTGCATTAGCAGAATTTGCTGCATCTTTATCTACACTATATTCCAAAAACATAGACACTGCTGAATTTCCAGTATCATCTGCCATAGAAAAACACCCTCTTAATGTATCTTGCCAATTAGCAGAGTCTCTGTCATTACTAAATACCTTCCCAAATAAACAAGTAATACTTTTACCTTCTAAGCTTGCTGGAATTATATCACTATGAAAAGCATCTCCTTCTGTAGGAGGAAGTTGTAAATATGTATGTAATCCTCCAAAATAAAATCTTCTTTTTCTCATACTATTCATATCAGCTTCAGAACCTGGTTCATCAAATACACTTCCTGCTTCATTTTTTTTACAGTCAGGCATCCTAACCATGTAATAATCTGTTAATGAATAATCAGAAACATCTCCTTCAAATTGGATATGAACTCCTACATCTATTGTAATCCAAGGTCCTCTAGATGAAGTTCCAGGAGAAGTATCCTTTACTTCCCAATACCTTCCATCTCCAGAAGTTGAACTTGCGTTAATTAGTTCCCCTCCAAAAGTACCGAAAGTATCAATTTCCCATTTGGTCACTTCAAATCCTACTCCTCCTGCATTAACAACAAAGCGTATTTTATAACAACAATGAGCATTTGTTTCGTCATCACAGTAAGCTCTCATAGTAGGCTGTGTTCTAGCAGGAGGGTCCCATATATAATTACCCCCATCTTCACCGTCGTTATTCATTGCAGTGCCTAAATAAAAAGGTTTATTCATGTAAGGCTTCCATTTACCTACTCTTTTTTTATAATTTTTTGTTCTTGTGCCCATATTAGTAATTCATAAAAACGCATATTTTAAAAGGTTTTGCGCTATTATCCACGTTATTTTGGCCATCAACATTAATTCTCATATAAGGCATTCTTCCATAAGAAGCATAATCATATACTAAAGTTCCTATATCTGCAGTGCCTGCATCCCAAGTACCTAAATCTCTCATATCTACAAAATTAGTTCCATCTACTGAGCCCTGCACAACTACATCTACATTACCTGGGTCAGAGTCTAACGTTTGTTTTGTTGCATTCATAACTACTGTAAAATCTGAATCAACTGCCCAGTTAAAATTTGGTGTATATGTTTCGCCATTATCAACAAGCCACATAGTACATTCATGTCTAACTTGATTAACAGCACCTCCATTAGCTACATTACTTACTCCATCTTCAGTAGTACCTATACCATCATCACCACCACCAGACGTACCTGGGTCTACAGTACCATTAGTATTGCTACCCATTGTTCTCCATTTGCTTGAAAATCCGCCTGCCATAAATTATCCTTTATTTTTAGCTGGTGCGTTTACACCTACTTTAATCGTACATGTTGGGCCTACATCTGCTGAAGGGTCTAACTTTAATTTATAATACTTATAATATGCTTCATCATTCTCTGTATTAATCTCTACAAAAGTTACTAAATCAGTAATTGTTGCTGAAGCTAATGTAGCAGTTTTAACTACATCCCATTTAGCTATTGCCAAATCTCTATCATTACTGCCATATAAAGTATACACAACATCTGCAGTACCACCTATAGTATCTGCCCCCGCATTAATAACTAAAGTAAAATACCTACCAGGGTAATCAAGAACCTCAGAAGTTAATGCTGCATGACTATTTGTATCATCTGCACTACCAGCCCCATCTAAGCCATTCCATGTAAAGTCCGCATAAGGAAATCCTACTGAAGGAGTCCCAGCTGTGGGATTTTGCCCGCTTTTCCATTTGCTTACACTATCTGCCATTTATTCTCCACGTTATGTGAAGGGGCACAAGGCCCCTCCACGATTGTTAAACTAACCACTATGATGGGTCAACTCCGACACCACTAACAAAAGCATCTGACAGAGTACCTTGAAGACCTAAACCTTCAGCGTATTCTTCATTTACTCCAGATACTAAAAATTTAAATGTAATAACATCTAAATCGTGAGTATCATCATTCATTGTTAACCTATACCAAGGGAGAGTATAATCTGATAAATCGACTGTAAACAAATGCACAGCATTTGCAGCAGCTTCTGGATTTAAATCAGCACTTAATTCAGAGCCAATTCTAACCCAATTTTTACCATCTACACTACCTTCAATCTGGAAACCAGAAGCACTAGTTCCAGTACCTTCTGCAGCTACAATATGAACACCAACTACTATCTTTTTACCATTTACCCAAGGACCTTTGACAGCAGGGCTAATCATTTCTGCGTCAGTAGTAGCAGGGTCAAAAGTAGCGTGAGATAAATATGTTATCCCACCTTCTTGATATGATATCCATTTTCCATAAGCAACATCATTAGCGTGAGTAGTACCATCTACTATAGCTGTTCCAGTTGTTCCATTTGGACCTATGCCTAATAAAGCCATATCTACCTCCCCTTAAGAAAACTTAAGAATTGCGTGAGTTTCTGGTAACTGAATTTCCAAGCCAGCTTCAGTGATGATTTGGTCTTGTCTACCATCAACGCCGTTGTCTTGTACATTAGTTTCAATATAAGTGTCTCGACTAACACCATTACCCACAAGTGGTCTGTAAGCTACGTTTTTCAAATCAACCATCATTGCATAATCTTCCCAAGGACCTCTTAATAAAGGCTCTTGTACAAAGTGAAGATTACCAAAAATAGTATTAACAACAGTTACTTGATGCCCAAAAGCACCTGGAACTGTATTAACATCTAGTCTATATTGAGATGAACCCACAGAATTATTTAAGAAGCTTCCGCTGCCAAGTTTGTTCAAGTATGTAATAATCTTTCTAGAAGCTAGAACTAGTTTATTACCACTATTACCACCCTCAGGAGCAAAGAAATCTTCCATTGCATCTAAGAAAGCATCATAACCTGATGAAGCATAAGACATGTTATATACTTTTCCATATTGCTCTGTGTAAGGGACGATACCATGAGAAGTTCTCACAGGAGCCGTAGACCCTTGTTCCATTGCAGCCGTACCTGAAGCACCGCTACTAAACAACATAGATTGCTCTATATCCATTTTATGTTCCATTAGTTTATCTTGCCAGATTCTTTGAAACTCATTAGCAATACCTCTATACTCGGTAGCCATTGAAGTTCCTGAGAAGATGTTCATTCCAGTTTTAAATATTTGACAATATCCTTCTCTGTCATATAACTTATCTTCCCAACCAGTAGGAGCATCAGTTCCCTCTGCAAATGATGAGCCAATTACTTGACCTGTAGCACCAGCAGAAATAGTTTCTGTGCTTCCAGTTGGATTTAAGCATGTTAACTGGTCAGAAGTACTTGAACCAGCAATCACACCTGCAGAAGTTGGTTCTAAAAGAACCTTGCAGTTTACAACTGCACCACTGTCAGTTTTAAATGCTATAATTGCATCTTTAACAACAAAATTAGCAATTTGTTCTGTGCCTGATATTCTACCATACTCATCATAATTTGCTTTTAAAGTTGTGTTATTACCACTGCCATTAGTACAGCTACCATCTGAAGCATGAACAGTAATGTCTATTGCTGCTGCAGTACCTAGTACTAAGTTACGTCTTTGCCACTGATGTCTTTGTTCAAGAAATTTGAACACAGGGTCATTAGTAGCTTTTTTTGCCACCTTCGATAAATATACGAAGAATGGACTTTGCATTGGAGCAAGCTCTGCAACTCTGTCACCGAAATTAAACTTTCGCCTAGTATCATTTATATCGACACTAGAATTGACATCATTACCAGCTTGACCTGAATAAAATGTTCCCATTCGATTCCATCCTTATTATACCCTCTCTCAGCTGTCTTGTTAGACCTTCGAGTAGGGCTGTTAAATTAAAATTACTTCCAAGGGTTTTTACTATTAAAATTCCCTATCATTGTATCAATCATCTTGTCTTCTATACTTCTTCCATCAGTATTAGTATTCCCAGAAGGCATCACTCCCATAGGAGACGGTACTTGCTGAGCGTTCTGTACTTGATTAAATACAGGACTAGGTTGTGCAGGTGCAGGATTTTGCTGCGGTGCTGCATTTCCTTGTTGCATTCTATATAGTTGAACAAGATTATCAACAGTGATTGCATTAGGGTTTGACATTTTTTCCATGAAATCAACAGCTTCTTCCTGATTCATTCCATAATGACCTTGTACGTGATTTATCACTTCAAGTTGCTCATTCTGTAATTGTTGATTAGCTTGCGCTCTTTGTATTTCCTCTTGTCTTTCTCTTTGCATATAGTTTAATTTTTCATCAACTAACGCAGTTTGATACTGAGTTTTGAGAGTATTATACTCATTCATGTCATCACGCCATCTCTCTAATTCATCCATATATCTAGCGCTAGAACTAGAAGAATCGTTATACGCCTCTTCTCTACTAAAGCCAGATGGTTGCGTTGGCCTTGAAGGTGGTTCTGGAAAAGACTCTTCCTGAGGCGCTTGAGCTTGAGGTGCTTGCATTTGCTGTTGTTGCATATACTGCTGTTGTTGCAACGTTTGTTGTTGCATAGCTTCTAACTCATTCTTATACTTATCTGCCTGAGATTGCCAATACTGATATCTTGTTTGGTCATTATTAGCGGTTAAAGTATTCTCTTCAGTTCCTTGACTTGCGTTATCAGGTTGTCCTTGCGGAGCTGACGTACTAGTACTTCCTTCTTCCCCCGTTGTAAAAGCATTATTTAAATCGGAGCCACTATCAACTTGATTATCAAATGCCGCTTCTTCCAAGCTTTGATATTGTTTTTCTTGATTCTGGGTATCCGTATTCGTATTATTATCTGTCATTTACTTTTTTCCTTTTTTCTTAGCTGCTCCTTTTCCACCAGAAGGAGGTGAGCTAGTTTTACTTGCAGCATCTCTTATTTGCTGCTTTATGGTGGCTAAAGTATCATCAAGACGCTTTTCATAAACCGTACCAGCAGCTTTTGCCTTATTACTAGTTTGGTCTAAATCAGCTTTAAATTTCTCAACTTCAACTCTTTTTCTTAAATTTACAGCCTCTCTATCTCTAGATTGTAAGTCTCCTTGAAGTTTTTTAATTTGTTCTTCTTGAGACTGAACCTGAGATTGTAATTGGCCTATAATATCTGTTCTTTCTAAAACGCCTTCCATATCGAATACTTCTGTTTTCTTAAGAACTTCTTGTTTATCAATAAGTCCTTTCTCATAAGCATCCATATAAAATTCAAGTTCTGCATATCTATTACTAGGTAATGTAGAACCAGATACAACTATAACGTCATATAATCCAACTGATATATCATTAATGACTTTTATCTCTTCTGTTTTGTCATCAACTAATTTTTTATTAATAGTATACTCACTAATAGAGTTATTAGGTTGTATAAGCCTAAAAACCTTTTGCTCTGTATATAATTGCTGCATTAAAGGTATGGCCACTTGTCCAACTCTCACAAGACCAGCTTCTATGTCAGCTAATTTTGACTTCATTTTTCTTTGACCAAATTCGTCTAAAGAAATTGTTGCTTTATATGTATCTGGAGCAGCTTGAGAATTACCCATCATCATCTCATATAAGCCTAATGAATGGTCAATATCACTCTTAGCGCTTGTCTCATTTTGATACAATTCATTTGGAAGAGGAGTAGGTTGGACAGGCATAGGAGCACCATCAGTAGGGTCATAAGGTATTGCTACACCTGGTTGCGCCCATCTCTCTTCAAAATCTTTCATGTCCACACTACCTTCAGGGACAAGTATCTTTGTATTGGTACTTGTAGTAGCATGTGCTATTATCAAAGAACGTGTCTTATTTATATATTCCTGTAAACCTTTAACCATTCTAATATCTGAAGTTGGATAAGGAGTTCTAGTATGAATATTCATAAGAGGTATTATAGGATACTTGTCTATAGGAAGAACTCTTTCATATAGAAGTTTATCACCCATAATAACACATTGTTTAATTCTTTTATTTCTTATTTGTACTACTTTTATTTGCCCTTGTTGGACTAAATCAGAATAAGTAATTTCTTGTATATCTATCTTAACCTCAGACTGAGGAATAGTAGCCTCTTCATTATATCCTAGTTCAGTCATTTCTTGAGCATATTGCATTTCTTGCTGTTCTTTTTGCTCTAATAACTGCTGATATACCTCTTGAGCTTTCTGTCCATCAGTCATAATTTGCCCATTAATAACCCAAGCTGGTTGCTGTAAATAACCCTCAAATTCATCAGTTTCTAAAATCTGTTCTCCTCCAGTAAACTGTTCAAAGGTTCTATACATATCAACTTCAATCATAGTATATCTTTCGTAACCTCTGATATAATCTTGATTGTCAAGCCTTCCTACATCTTCTGGGAAGCTAATCTCTCCATCATCTTCTCTATTAGTTCCTGGAGCATTCCAATCTACTCTACTTCCAGAGTTATTAGCCGCATTATCTATGGCTTTATTATACATAGGCCATAATTTCTTAGCTTGCTCTTTAGTAAATAACTTAGAAACTATAATATTCTCAGCATCATCAAAATATCTATTCCTGCTATTAGGGTCTACATATACGTCTAAAGGGTCTATATCATGAAAACAAACCTCCCCTTTACCGTTATCCATCATAGGGTCTTGATATACTTGAAGGTATCCTACTCCCATTACATAATAATCATCTACAGCTTGCCTAATTACAGTTCTTCCATCTGATATATCATACATATAAGCTAGTAAAGCACTCATAACTTGAGCTGTTTTGTTATCTGAATCTTCTCGAGGAGCAGCTCTAAAAGAAGGTCTATTAGAAGTTAGCATCGCTTTAGCAGTTTCTACTGCAGGATGAATCCTATTTATAACTATAGGAGCTTGCCCTCTAGATTCTAATGTGTCTCTTTGCTCTTTACTCCACTGCTTACCAAGTCTAAACTCTTTATCTTCTTTGGCTTGTTTCGCCCAATTATCTCTCTTGCTAGAGTATTTATCGAACAAGTCATGAGTATCAGTAACTATGTTTTTGTTAGATTTGCCGTCTTTTTTAGTATATGCCATCTGCTTAATTTACGAATTACATAGTCATCCAGTCAAGAGTTTTCTTTTGATTCCTCAAATCATCATCAGATAATATCGCGAAATCAGTTCTTCTACATGGTTTTGAACCATCTAAAGCAGTCCAAACTGAATCCATTATATCATCATGCCTACCTTTAGGATATGACAAAAACTCTTGCTGTGCCTTTATATCTTCAGGTCTGAAATAAAATTGACCTTTAGCAAATAAAGGGACTAGTGAAAGTAACCTTTCTGATTTACTATTTCTTGGTTTTACACCAGCTTCCAAGCCTGGTATATATAAACTCTCTTCTCTCATAAGTTCTCTTACTGCAGTTCTTAAAGCTTCTTGATAACCTACAGTCTCTATTTTTATTCTTCTAGGTTTAAACTTTTTATAAGTGTCTATTATTAACTGAGGTTGTTCTGCTGGTGAAACTCTATTTCTATAAATATCTACAATATATTTGTTATTGTTGCTATCAATAGCAATAGTGGTGATAACAAAATAATCAGCCCTAGCAGACAGAGAGCTTGCAGGGTCAACTCCAGTATATAATTCAACAGGTTTAATTTTTTCATTCTCTTTATCTCCATAGTTTTGAACTAAACAATTTTGTCCTTGCAGTCTTTTATATTCCCAATTATGCATTTTTATCCAAGCAGGTTGAAAAGGAGCGTCATCAGGAGATTGCGCTATATTCATATATTCCTGAAAGAATCCGTTAATATTACCTACTGATTTAAACTCCTCTTTTATGCCTAATATTCGTTCTTTTGGAAACCTTTCAGGCCAAATGCTTTTCTCATCATCGTCCCATATAGAAAACCATAATACACTCCAAGCACTTGATTCTTTTGCCCAACACAAGAAGCAATCCTCAGATATAACTGTTCCTATCATTGCTATCTTACCTTCATCAGACAAAGATGGTATAACAGCTTCTGTTAACCATTTTCTATTTTTAGCTCTAGCTTCTGGTGTGAAAGCATTAAGCTCTGATTCAAAGTCATCTACTACAATTAAGTTAGGTCTTGTGTCTCCTTGCAAGAAACCCCTAACTCTTTGACCTGTACCTACAGCTACCATTCTAGTTCCATTAGCTAGCACTATATCTGTATGAGTCCATTTAGATGCTGTTTCTGGACCTAAATTGCCAAATATTGCTTTAAATTCGTTACTATAAGTCAAATGATATTTAATTCTAGATAAGAAGTTAATTGATTGAGCTTGCGATTCTGATATAATAACTATAAATAACTCTTCATCACTAGCCTTAAATGCAGCTCTCCACAAAGGATATATAAGTGTAGTCACTGTAGATTTAGCTGTACCCCTAGGAGCAGCAATTAACACCCTTCTCTTTTCATCATCTGCTAAATACTTATATACTTCACTGTGAAAAGGAGGTGTAGTCTTCTTTAAAGCAGTAGGAAAGCAATGCTTTCCAAATAAAGCCATATTGTTGCGAAGCTTCTTTAAAGCTTGCAACTGCTCATATTGCTCTTCGTAATCCACTATTCTTCTTCTTTAGTTGTGGTTCTTGTGGCTACTAGTTTATCTTCAGTTTGCCTTAATTCATCTATAAGTTTAGTATTACTAGTAGCTTCTATTTGCTCAGTAATCTTAACTTGATGTTTATCTTTCATTCCATGCATATCTTGTAAGTTATCTACAGCACGCATTAAATTAGTAACATCACCTTTATCTTTTGCTTTTTTAATAGTTTCTTCAAGTAAATCTAAGGTATAAGCTTCAGTAAGCCCGTGTTCTTGAAGTAACTTTTGTAATTCATCTCTTACCATATCTTGAAACTTCTCCTTCTTCATTCTATGCTTCCAAGTTTTTCTTCTGTTTAAACTTGGATTTTTAAATACATGGTCTATTGCTTTATCGTAATCCATAGTCTGAGCATAAACCATAGCTAAATTTTTCATAGTTTGTCCGTTTGAGAGGACTTCCCATTGTGTTTTCCCAGATAAAGTATTGTTTGCTTTTCTACCAGCAGCATTAAGCTTAACGGAACTATAATTAGGGTTGTAAAAAGTATAACCAAAGGGAAACCTAATATAAATGCTAGTAGGCTTATATTCTGACCTAGAGATGACTTTAGCCACGTAGTTGTCATCTGATATCCCGTACTCTCCTTCATTAGCTTCTCTCCAATATTTATAGTCTATATTTTTATCTTTCGCTTCTTCTTTCTTAAATATAGTATATGTAGTGACTTTTTTGTCACCTTTGTGATGTATATCAATAGTATACATTATTTAAATGCGTTTTCTGCCATATTAGTGAAAAATAAGTCTCTTTCTTTACCTCTTCTATTTTGCAAGCCTTTAATAATTTTTCCTCCTGCTTTAACAAAACCTACCGTAGGGTCAAATGCTTCATGTGCAAAACCTTCTAAGTTTCCCTTTTTTAAATGTTGAAAAGCTTGACTAGCTCCAAAAGCTCCAGGTCCCACATTGTGCAATAAAGACATAACTGAAGCTTGTTGATTAGGATTTAAATCACCCCAAGAGTTTCCTACATTACTAGCTAGCCAGTTGTAGTCACCTTGCATTCTCTTTTTGTATTCATCTTTTACTGCATCAGCTGGATATTGTTGTCCTATCACAATATCTTGCCCTCCTATTTGACCTGTGATACCAGGTCCTGCAGTTGGGATATTTCCACCTATGACATCATCATAAGCTGTCCACATGTTAGTTTCTGGGTTAAAGTGTTCCATTCCCCCTTCCCATTCTCCTATTTTATCATGTGCTATATTAAATACATCTTCCATCTTTTTCTCCTATTTAAAGTCCTCGGAATACATCTCCCATATACTTCTCTCCTAATTCTTCTATATTTGCAGGAGCATAAGTAAGAACAATGGATACTGTATTAGTACCTGTACCTGCGCTTGCTAAATCAAGGAAATACATATGAGGAGATAATAAATGAGTCGTTTCTATAAAAGACCCATCTGATGAATAAAGATTTCTAGGGAGCAATGTAGCCCCTTTCTCATCTCCGTTTCTGCTTGCTGATGCAAATATTTCCTTTAATTCTATTGTAGATTCTAAACTATCTGCTACAACAATGCCAAGGCTAAAAGTAGTTGTTTTTGTTCCAGTGCCCCAATTGACACTTATATGTATATTTGAAAATTCTCTAAATATATGTTGTATAACCTCTGAAGGGAATAGACTTGTTGATTGAGCGCTAGATGTACTACTTGTGTGAGTTAAATTATACTCCCACTTAACTAAATTACTGGTAGTTGTAGATTTTTCCCAGCCATTTTCAATTTGACCACTTAATAAAGCCATTACACATCTTCTATAACTGCAGCAACAAAACAGGATATTTTAGTAGAACCAGTACCGCCTCCAGCTTTAGTACCAGATATAACATTTATATCTCCCACAAGAGTATTATTCATTTTAGCATACCAACATTCCTTAACTCCTATTTCTATTGAATCAGTTCCATTATGAGCGGCTGCTCCACCAGAAAATGTTAAATAAATACTCTCGGCACTTGCTGTTCCTGTAGAATCACTTAATCCACTATGAACTACAAATAAGAACTTTACCTTATCTGCAACAGATACTCTATTAGTTTCAGACCCTACATCAGTTCCTCTAGTTAATCCACCCTTAGAGATGAAATTTTCACCCCCTATAAGATTCCCACTAGTTGTTGTTACATTAGCAAGTTTATAGTACCAAGACTCTGCATCGCTAGAGGGAGTATATGCCACCGCTAAACCACTAAATGTTTTAGATATCTCAGATGGTAGAATGATTCCTGATAAGTTTATTATAGCTTGGTCTGAAACTTTTATAGGAGATGCCATTTATTTTCTGCCTTTCTTCCAATCGTGATGGGATTGCATTCCAGTATTAATTATAGGATTAAGAGAAGAGGGAGTATATCCTCCTCCACCACCTCCATAATAGAAGTCTGGCTCTCCATATCCTTGCATTGCACTAGCTTGTTGGCTATACTGAGGCATTTCCCTCATAGCTTGAAGAATACTTGTTCCTCCTAAATAGTCTCTTCCTTTAGTTAAGCTTCCAAATAATTTTTCAATAGGCTTAGTGACTTTACTTGCCTTTTTACCAAATAGTTTTTGACCTAACTTCTTAAGAGCAGAACTCGCTACGTTTATTTTACCTAAACCAGAACCAAATCCACCTTCTTTTCCAAATACACCTTTACCTTCAGTTTTGATATTACCTAAAATATTAGCAAGAGCGCCTTCTCCTGAGCCAAATCCACCTTCCTTGCCAAATAGTCCTTTGCCTTCAGTAATATTTTGAAAAGGACTCCATTGAGCTAGTTTCCCCTCTCCTGAACCAAAGCCTTGTTGAAAAGGAGACCATTGTGACAATGCCCCACTACCTGAGCCAAAACCTCCCTCTTTTCCAAAAAGTCCTTCTCCGGGTGTTGTAGATGGCATTAGTTTCGTTGAACCAGTTCCTCCAAAAACGCCTGTTGTTTTAGGCTTCATTCGACTAAAGTCAAAGAAATTAGCTAATGCGCCCTTACCTGAACCAAAACCACCCTCCTTACCGAAGATGCCAGTTTCTCTATCTTTTATTCCTTTAGCCCATTCTGCTATTTTCCCTTTACCGCTACCAAAACCTTGCTTAAATGGAGAGTATCCTTCTGGAGTACCTAATCTAGACAAAGCTCCTTTGCCTGAACCGAATCCTCCTTCTTTACCAAATAAACCCTTTCCTTCTTTCATATGTCCAAAAGGTTTCCATTTAGCTAAACCGCCTTCACCAGAAGCGAAACCACTTTCTTTTCCAAAAAGACCTTCACCTTGACCAGGCTGCCATTTAGCAAATCTATCTAATTTTGTATCAATTGTTTCTTTTAAAGTAGCTAATTTACCAGGAATTTCAGATAATTTACCTGCCCCTGACCCAAATCCAGAGTCCTTACCAAATAATCCCTTCCCAGGAATTGTAGTCGTAGTTGCAAATGCTTGACCTCCTAATGGACCAGGAGTTGTTACCGTCTGAGGTTTCATATGACCAAAAGGACTCCAGTTAGCTAAAGCTCCAGAACCAGAACCAAAACCCTCTTCTTTCCCAAAAATACCTTTTCCTGCTGCTATATTCTGCCCTGGTTTCCAATTAGCTAATGCTCCTTGTCCTGTTCCAAATAAAGATTTCTTTGAATTAGTTAACTGAGAAGGATTTACAGGAGTTATTGCTCCAATCACACCAGTAGATGGGTTTATTACATTGGAGCCACTTATTCCAGACATAGGCAATGGCTCTATATCAGGAATAATAGCCTCTATTGTACCTGGGTTTTCAATTTGAATTTCATTTGCAGTAGGATATTGAGTAATTTCTTCTACATTAGGCGTAAGTGTATCACTTGTCCCAGGTTGTATTTGATTTGCTTGATTTAAAGTATCTTCGTAATTACCTTGAAATTTCTCATTTATAGCATTTATAGACTCAGGGTCTATTCCTAGACTTTCCTCCATTGCCCTCATTCTTTCCTCTCTGTCGCCAAAAGGATTAAATGTTTCATCATGAGGAATAAAATCAGCTTCTTGAAAAGTCCCGTCATCAAGAGAGCTTTGTATCATAGCAATCTTACTCATATCTATACCATCATCTTTTATGAGAGATTCTACTATCCACTCAGGAACTCCTTGAGACAACAAAGAAGCTAATAATTGTGTAGCTCGTTCTTTATCCATTAATAATACTGGCCAGGATTAAATTGAGTACCTAAAGCTGAATATGCATCTGGCTCTTCCTGAGGAGTATTATCACCTTCCATAGTTTTAAAATCTACCTGAGGTGGTTTATAGTTTTTTAAGAAACCTGGAGTCGTATTCATCATATTCCCATATCCTGGCATGCCTCCTGTTTGGTTCATTGTACCCCAAGGACCTCTTTGCCCTGGAAATCCCATGTTTCCAAAGTTACCACCACCGCCTTTATTAAATATTTGTGCTAATTTACCTTGGCCTGTTCTGAAATTAGGAGCCATATTTGCCATAGCACCTTGACCTGTTCCAAATCTACCCATAAAACCTGGACCGCCTTGACCTACTTGAGATAACCAGCCTTGTCCACTACCAAAACCACCTTGACCACCAAAAATACCCATGCCTTGACCTATTCCTTTTCCACCAAACAAGCCTTTATTCATGATTCCTTGTAATCTAGGCATATTTCCTATCATTCCGCTGCCAGCTCCTCCCAGAGCAGCAACTATAGGATTCATCTGAGCTCCTGGAGCACCTAAACCACCCATCATTCCTTGGAAACCCCCTTGCAAAGCCCTTCCTGCTCCGCTTTTACCTAATGCTTGTGCAATCTTACCTGCTCCACTACCAAAACCCCCAGCTTTACCGAACATACCTACGCCTTTACCAAGAGCACCAAGGCCTCCAAGTGGGTTACCACCAAAGAAACCTCCTAGCATACTACCAAAAGCACCAGGATTTGCCATAGCTGTTCTACCAAAAACACCCTTTTTGGCTAAACCCTTACCTATACCCTTAGCTGCTTTCTTTGCTAAGGCTGCTTTAGCAATACCTCCTATAAGTGCGCCTATGAAGTACTTAGGCGAACCCATTGCCATGTCAACAAAAGGCTTAACCATCATATTCCACAGGTTGCCCATAGCTGACCCTTTTAATATATTGTCTACAAAAAACATTTAATCTCCTAAATTAGCTAATTTTATATAAATTTATACTCTAAATATACAAACGATAGATTATTTAAAACAAGTATTTTATTTATACATAGCCTAAATAGCTATAGTTAGCTAAAGAAATCTTTGTTTTTAAGTGGCAAGAGGCTATCTATAGCTAATAGCTATAGCTATTCTTTAAATATACACCAAAAAATATATTTTCAAAGCCTTTTTTTTGCTCTCGAGGAGAAAAACCCATTTTTGAAAAATTAGGTTGAGAATGCGTGTGTGAGGTATATCAACACGGTACCCCTTCAAAAAAAGGCTTATAGGGGGTCAATCAGCAGTGAAAGCCTTTTTTTCTTCACCACGCTGCTAGCGCAGCGTGGCCCCTTGCTATCATTGCAATTAATAAACATAAAAGAAAAGGAGTATTGCAATGGAATTATTAAATAAGTTGAACGAACTAGACATTAGATTATTACCTTCTAATAAAGGCGCTGTTATACCTACTAAATTAGAAGATAATGATACTGGTGACG